CAGGCGGTGAAGGCTGCTGCTGTAGGTGGACCAAGTACACTTCCAGTTCCAGAGGTTCCTGTTCCCGGAATCATGCCGTTCATTCCTATTCCACCTACAGCACCGATTCCTAATCCTGCTATTGTGGAACTTCAGTTATCATCAAGCAACTACGGAATTCGAAACGTGGCAGTTGATCCTAAATTAAAGAGTAAGATCACCAAATCTGATGATTATAAAGAATTGTTCAATCATGATCCGTCGATTCATGAGATCCGTTCTAAACTCCGCGACCCTCAACACTTTGGTAACGGAAGTTTTACAAGTTATTTGGTATCTCAGGGCAAACTCAACGGGGATTTCAAAAAGAATATGCCGAAGAATATCGGCCGATCAGCATCCAAGACTGGAACTATTCGATTGGGTGTCAATCTGTTAGGTAACAATCCATCAGACAATCGCAGTAAACGATTCAAGGTGAATAAAAAATGAAGATATTAGTTGACCCTCAATATAATCCAGAGTTCGAATCGTCGATCACCTCTGCTACTAAATTAGGGCCAGGCATTACTTGTGCCAAGTTTTTAGGAGCACGAGGTTCACGTACACAGTTTCAAAAATTATACGCGGATGGATTCTTTGGCGCCCCTGATCTGAAACAGATCGCTCGCAACCTTGTGCTCCACACAAACGCAATGAAAACTGTCATAGGTAATACAACGTTTTCACAACATCGTTTGATTGTGTCCGAGGGAATATACGAACCTAATCCAAAGTTTGAAACCCAAGAAATACCATCGGGAAGCGAAGCGAAGGCAAAGAAACTCGCCCGAGAAAATTCTGGTGGGTCCTATGGTAAAGGTCCTGATGGCTGGGTTGCGAGAATACCTTTGTATGTTGGTGAACGCCCTTCTTCTAATAGTGTAAATGATTTGAGAAGAACTGGGCGCGCTATCGTATATCAACTCATAAATAAAAACGGGCAGACAGATCCTCAGAAAACATTTGATCTGGCTGTTTTTTGGAAAGATTACATTGACTATGATAAACTGTCATTAGACTATGATACCTTTGATCCAACTGGCATCCTTACTTCACAGATTGTATTAGAAATGCCAAAGGTGCCTGCAACCTTTGATGTCTCGTTCTCATACAATCTTGAGACAACCTTTAACGGCGAACTTCAAGCAAAAAACGAACTGCTAGAAATTCTCGCTGATTAATGGTATAAATAAAAAGAAAAGGTTTTCACAACCATATGACAAAGATTTTCTCTACAGAAGATGGTAATTTAGACACGAGTATTCGTATTGTAAAAGAACGAACATACTCGGATGTTGATCTGTCATTGTCTTCTAGAACATCTACTGACGGTGATGTTTTTAAAAAGACTGATGCGGCTTCTGTAAAGCAAGCCATTAAAAACTTGTTGTTAACAAATAAGTTTGAAAAACCTTATCGACCAAACTTTGGTGCGAACCTTTCTGGTCTTCTTTTCGAATTGATGTCTGATGATGTCGGCGAAGAGATGATTGACAATATCAAGAAAACAATACAAAGATACGAACCAAGAGCAAAGGTGTTGGGAGTCAAGGTAACAGCGACACCCGATTATAATAGTGTATCAGCAACAATTGAGTTTCGGATAATCAGTACAGGTCTTGTAGACACTTTAAGAGTGTCAATGAATCCCACTTCGATTACAGAGATTCCTCTTCTACCTTTTGAGATATCACCATTTATTTTATACAATGATATTATTAAGGCAGAAAATCTAAATAGACTCGTTACATACAACGGGGATTTGATTAAGAAAGATTTGGTCACACCTCCACCAAATGCCCTACTAACAGATCCTGATTCAGATATGATCTTTGCGCTTTACAACGGATTCGTTGAGGGTGTTCTTCTTGTCGATTCAGAAGAATTGAACGGTATACTTACTACTCCAGATGAGGATCAAATATACACCCAGTTTGGTGGAGACTTCATCATACCACAACAAGAAATTGCGTAATCGGAGACCGAAATGGCAACCACCATTAAATCAACAGACTTAGATTTTGATACGATCAAGAACAATCTCAAAGTGTTCTTGGCACAAAAACCAGAATTTGCTGACTACAACTTTGAGGCATCTGGGCTTTCTAATCTGTTAGATGTCTTAGCGTATAACACACACTACAATGGGTTGTTAGCGAACTTCGCTTTGAACGAATCTTTTCTGAGTACTGCTCAGTTAAGATCCTCTATCGTAGGTCTTGCGGGAGGTTTAGGTTATACTGTTGGTTCTAGGAAAGCATCGTTCTCTGTTGTAAATCTAAGCGTGACAAACAACGACAACCCTTCAAGTATTACTATGCCTGCTGGAACTAGATTCTCAACGACAGTTAACAGTAAGAGTTATACATTCCAGACTCGGGATACTGTGACCGCTTTTTCTGATGGCACAGGTCTTTATAAGTTTACTCTAGACGGAAACAGAAATATTCCGATTTATGAAGGCGTGACTCGACGAAAGACTTTCATTGCGGGCCCTGCCTCAGAGAACGACACTTATGTGATACCTGTCAACAACTTGGATCTCGACACCGTTACTGTAAAGGTCTATAACAGTGTATCGTCTAATGATTTCACATTATACACGAACATTATCAACAGCACAACTATTAATTCCAATTCTGTAATATATGTTGTCAAAGAATCTCCTAATGGATACTATGAATTAACTTTTGGTAATGGTGTTCGTTTAGGTAAAACGCCGCAACCCGGTGATAAAATTGAAGTCGACTACACAACGGTTTCTGGTCCAGAAGCAAATGGCAGTAAATCATTTGTCCCCGAAGCAACTTTAGACGGCAAAACAATTAATGTTACTACTGTTTCTGGTTCTTCAAGCGGATCATACAAAGAAGAACTTGAATCGGTTCGTAAGAACGCACCTTTTCAATGGGCTGCGCAGAATCGCATGGTCACTGCACAAGATTATGCCGCTTTAATTTTACGAAACTTTTCGAATGTCATCACGGATATCAAATCATGGGGCGGAGAAGACAACGTCCCGGCCAAGTATGGGTCGATATTTGTCTCGATGGTTTTTGGTACTGACGATCCTGTTGTTATCGCAAACACCAAGGCGGACATCTTAACTCTAGCAAAAGATTTGTCCGTTGCTTCGTTTAATGTTGAGTTTGTCGACCCTGTCGAGACATATCTTGAAGTGTCGACTGTCGTTCAGTTTAATCCTACACTGACATCAGCATCACAAACATCGATCGAGAGTGATGTTAAAGAAGCGATGCAAACTTACTTTGACACGAATCTTGGTGGATTCAGTCAATCGTTCCGTCGATCAAACATGTTAACAGACATTGATAGTAAAGATAATTCGATTCTTTCGAGTAGAGCCGACATCAAAATGCAAAATCGTTTTGTGCCTAGCCCTACAACACCATTGCAGACAGTCGTTTACTCAGCGGCGATATCCGCCCCATTAGACGACGGTTATGTTATTCAATCTGATACCTTTTACTACAATGGCAAGGTGTGTGTTTTAAGAAATTTACTTGAGTCTAGTATTATTCAAGTGATTGAGGTCTCGACAGGATTACCTCTCGTCGATAATATAGGATCATACTCAGCAACAGATGGCACTGTTAGTTTGGTTAACTTCACAGGTACACTGATTACAGGTAGTTACATACGAATCACTGCGTTACCTGCTAATCCATCAGTTATCAATCCTCTCAGAAGTAGTATCATAAGATATGACGCGCAGGCATCACGAGCGCGAGCAGTACTCACAGATACGTTATAAATAACTAAATAACAGAATCGAATAAAGAGAATTAAACCATGACAGCATCGGTTACTAACAGTTTTAGGGAACATCTCCTTACACTACTCAAGTCTGACATTGATAGTGATGGTGTTCCTTATCATATCGGTATTGCTCAACCTGATTCTGATGCTTCTACTCCCCTCAACTCAAGTTCAATGTATGATCAAAGTAAGTTTAGGCACACGCTTCAGTCAGTAAAAGTGTTAAGCAATGTGTCATATGTTGTTCCTACAGTTACATGGGAGAGTGAAGTTCCATATGAAGCATATGATAATAACGATCCTTTTCAGACGAACTTCTATGTGATTAACTCTGCTCGGGAAGTCTTCTTGTGTATTGAACAGGGAAAAAATGCCGACGGGTCAGCCGGAAATTCTTTTATTGAACCCACATCAACACGAGCAAATCAACGACCAAAGACCTTCCAAACCGGTGACGGATATCTTTGGAGATATATGTACAAGATGAGTAACCTTGCTTATGGTACATTCAGAACAAAAACTTATACACCAGTAAAACAAGTCACCAATCGAGCAACAACGATACCCGAAGAGATTTCACAGATTGGGCTCCAAGATAGTTCAACGCCTGGGCAGATTCTCAACATTGCAGTTGATAACGGGGGTGTAAATTATACCAACCCTACTATTACAATAAGTGGCAATGGTTCGGGTGCCCAGTTCTTTGCTGAGGTATTCGATAACAAGATTGTAAATGTTCGATGTGATTCAAACGGTCTTGGTGATTTCTTACACGGCACAAATTATGACTATGCACAAGTTGTTGTAACGGATCCAGGTGGTGGGTCAGGCGCTAAGTTAAGAGCAGTCATCTCTACACGAGATGGTGTGAACAAAGACCCTGTTTCTACTTTAAAATGTCGAGAGATAATGTTACAGACAGACTTTATTGGTACAGAAGAAAACACTATTGTTGCGAACGGAACAGACTTTCGTCAAGTCGGTGTACTCAAAGGGTTAGAAAAATACACTAATGATTCTGACTTTACAGGCAATACTGGCAAAGTCACAAAGATTCTCACTTTAGGGTCAATTCAGGCGCCAGAGTCTTGGATCGACAACGATACATTCAGCAATGCTTTACAGACAGTAACAGCAAAAGTTTTCGACCTTGATAGCACGACGCTTTACTATTATCAAGATGAAGAGACTGGATTTGAAAATTTTTCACTTAATGAAAACATTATTAATACAGCAGGTGGCACCGCTAGTATAGTTAATATAGTAAATCCAGATGTTGATGCCTATTCAGGTGATATTTTATACATAAATACACTCGCTAGTGCAGTCGAACGCAGCGCGGAACAAACCGAAGATATTCGAATAGTTATTCAGTTAGGATAAAAAATGGCGAACCAATTTACTTCCAGTACATTATCAGGCAATTATAACGACGATTATAATGAGACTGATAACTATCATCAAATACTGTTCAATAGCGGGAGAGCGTTACAAGCTCGCGAGTTGACACAACTCCAGACAATATTGCACAATGAGTTGGCACGACTTGGGAAGAATGTTTTCAAAGAAGGTGCGACAGTATCTTCTGGCGGACATGCTGTCAATGCTGATTATGAGTGGATTAAAGTCTCTGCTACGAATGCAGGTGGCGCGTTTGCTGATATCCCAGTGGGTACGGTATTTAAAAATCCTCTTACCAATGTTGAAGCACGAGTGCTCGAAGTTAAAGCGCGAGACGGAAGTGATTTTATACTCAATACTTTATATGTACAATACATAAGCAGTGGTTCTGCTACGATTGGTGCTACAACCACGCGATTTGGTGATGGAGAAACTCTCTATGACCAGTCTGGCGGCGGGTATCAATTAGTTACTGAAACGCCTTCCGCAACAGGGCAAGGTGTTAAGTTCACTGTTGGTGAAGGTGATTTTTTTGTCTTAGGTCATTTTGTACATACGGTAGAACAATCGATCATATTGTCGCCATACTCTTCGATTGCTAATGCTACAGTTGGTTTTAAAGTTGTCCAAGATGTTGTTACAGTAAATGATACAACATCATTATACGATAATGCTAATGGTATTGTCAACAATGCTTCTCCAGGCGCTGATCGATATCGTATAAGTCTTCAATTGACAACCCAAGATAAACTCACTGACGCAGACACTTTTGTGTTTCTTGCTACGGTCGAGAACTCTACCATCGTAGAACAAATAGAAGAATCAGACGCTTACAATAAAATCGAAGAAATGATTGCGATGAGGACTCACGAAGAGTCTGGGAACTACATTGTAAACCCATTCGTTGTCAATGTACAAGACGCGGTAGCCGGTGATTCGAGCCTCGAACTTATTGTGTCACCTGGTTTAGCATACATTAACGGATACCGTGTTGATAAATCATCTACAACAAAACTTCTGATTCCAAGACCACAACAAACAGAAACAGTTGTAAACGATGTTGTTCCTGTTACCTATGGTAACTATTTTATTGCGGACAGCAACAGAGGTCTACCAGATCTTGATGCGTCACAAGTAAACTTATACAACGATTTTGCAGCAGCAGGAACAGCGATTGGCACAGCACGAATTCGAGCAGTAGAAAAAGACGGTGTTAACAACCGTGTCTATGTGTTCGATGTTAATGTCGACTCAGACAAAAGTTTGCGTGACGCAAAGAGTGTTGGTACTGGTGTTACAGATCATTTTAACTTAGTACGAGAAGCAGCCGGCGCAAAATTGTATGGCGTTATCGATAACGATCTACTGTTTCCTACTTCTCGACCTCGCCCCGAATCGTTTTCAGATATTACGCTCACGAAGCAGATTCGTGAAGACAACCTCGTGGCAGGTGGTGGATTAATCACATTACCGACACTCCCCGTAGGTCAAGCATACACAGATACCTCTCTTTGGATCGTATCAACTAATAGTGAAACAGCAATTGCTCACACAGTAGCAACTCCTACAAACAGTGGTCGCGACGTACAGATTTCTGGGGTAAGTAACGGGACATACGAGGTTCTTTCGTATGTACAGAAGACTGCGACTCGCAAAGCAAAGACGCTTACTTCTGCCATCGCAACACTTGCGAAGCAATATGATAGCGTTAATAGCGTGAGTTACTACGAGTTTACAGTACCAGATATTTATGAAGTCGACTCCGCAAGATCAGGCACCTCTTCTGGTATTAATATGTTACCTCGTTTGTTACTTGACGATGGCCAACGTGATAACTATTACGCAAAGGGTCGTTTGATTATTAATGCCGCAGATAGTGCACCTTCTAATCTGTATGTTAACTATCGATACTTTGCGAGAAGCGCGGGTGGTGATTTCTACGACGCGACTTCTTACGGTAATGTTCCTGTCGCATATAGAGACATCCCGAATCACACTCTCAAAGATGGAACTCTTGTCAATCTGCGAAACTATGTTGACTTTCGACCAGACGAGACTTCATTCGGTACAGCATCCGATATCTTTGACCTGCCTCGAAACGGGACTAACATAACTGCTGATATAAACTATTACTTACCACGAGCAGATAAACTTCTCCTTACTCAAGAAGGTGAAGTTCAGTTGCTTCTTGGTCAGCAGGCATCAAACCCACAGTACAAAGCAACGCCTGACAATGCGCTCGAACTTTATAAGATTCTTCTTAACGCAAACACGCTTGACGAGAATGACCTACAGTCAACTCCTATTGAGCACAAGCATTACACAATGTCAGACATCGCAAAGATCGAAGCAAAGTTAGATGATCTTGAAGAGTACACAACACTCAATATACTTGAACTTGAACAGAAACTTAACGCAGCACTCGACAGTGATGGTAACGAACGCGCCGAGAGTGGATCACAGGTTGATGACTTCGGGGATCAGACAGGTGGTGATACAAACAACGACGACTATTCTGCTTCGATGGATCCAGAAAGCAAGTTGATTCGACCTATGACCGACGAAGATAATATTCGTCTTGTAGTCGATGCTACACTTTCTTCTAACATTGTTAAGAAAGGTGACAATGTATATGTTGCGTATGATACTGAACAATGGGCATACCAGTCTCTTGCTTCTAGGTCTCTCAAGGTCAATCCTTTTGGTCTTGTCGATAATGTCGGTGTTATCAAATTATCTCCAACATCAGACGAGTGGAAAGATTCTAAAGAAGAAGCCGAAAAGGCAATCGCTGGATCCAATCGTTTAGATAAGAAACAAGCGTTTCTCTGGAACAACTGGATGTGGAACTGGTTCGGTCGAAGCCCCGAAGATGTTGATCTGAGCAAAGCGAATCAATTTAACTCAAGAAATGTTCGAGGTAGAGTAGCATACGAGTTACGAGAGCAATATGCATCAACTTACACGTCTCTACCCAGATACGGTAGTGGTGGTCGATTCGTTTCTCGGGTTGTTCCATCTGACACTCTGCGTGAAGTAGTAGGTAAGCGAATTATCGATCTTGCCTTGATCCCATGGATTCGTTCACGAAAGATCTATTTCCATGCGAAAGGGTTGAGACCTAACACCAAGTTCACACCTTTCTTTGATGGTGATAAAGTGACTGAGTGGTGTCGTGAAGAGGCGGCTTTCTTACAATACTCTGATCGTACTGACGATAACGGTAACCAGGATACACACCAAGCGATTACCGCTCACCCTAGTGGTTCTTCTGATCTCATATCAGACGAGAATGGTGAGATAATTGGATCGTTCTTTATTCCCAACATCCGACCTTCATACAATGTGAATCGTGTCAATGCTCCCAGAAAAATGAAATTGGCGGGTCAAAGATTTAGATCTGGTATTCGAGAGTTTAAACTTCTTGATATTGACACGAATGATTGGGCTGCGGCAGGAAGCAAAGCATTTGCTCACTATGTCGCACGAGGTGCTTTGTGGAATCATTGGGGTAATATAATCACGACAAGACCTTCACAGTATTGGTGGCCTCTGTCGCACTTAAATAACAAACCTCAGGCGTTTAGTTCAAAGGAACTACAGAACTATCTTAACCAGATTCGATCTGCTGATGTCAACTTGGTTGATCCTAAGTTAGCAGGTAAATATGGTACTGGATCTGCGGCACTCTCTGTTGCGGCCCTGAACGGTCTCGATACTACGGGTCAGATGTCTCAGGTTCTTTCTGATTATGTTGATGTTGATCAGAACCAGTTTGGGTCGAACATTGTTTCAACGATGACTGCTCCTCTGAACCCTCTTGCTCAGACATTCTATGTCGACAATCAGTTTGGGGTTGTTCTGACAAACATTAACTTATATTTCAGAACGAAAGATACTGGTAATCTTCCTGTCTCTATTCACTTGAGACCTATGGTTAACGGGCGACCTTCGAGTAACGAGATTGTTCCTGATTCGCATGTGTTCTTAAACCCAAGCGAGGTGACTGCTGTAGGGACGGATCCAACTTTAACAGTCATTCAACAAGCGCCAACAGTTTTCTCGTTTGATGAACCGATCTATCTTAAACCATGGACACACTATGCGGTAGTCGTGACTTCACAGTCTACTGAATATGAAGTGTTTAGTGCGAAGACTCAAGAACCTGTGTTTGGTTCTACTACGAAGATTGTGACAACTCAACCCGCTCCTGGTTCTTTGTTCTTGCCTCAGAATGGTATGTTCTGGCTCGAAACCAAAGATCAAGACCTGATGTATAAAATCAATCGGGCGAAGTTCGATCTTGGAGGCGGCAGTTTAATTCTGAAGAACGCAAGATTACCTGACAAGTTACTCAGTTCTAATCCTATTCAGACATACAGTGGCACAAGAAAGATCTATGTGAATCACAAGTGTCATGGGTTGGAACCTGGTGATACCGCATTCATTGATAGCGCAGAAGATATTGCGGGAATCGATGCGAACTCTTGGCTCAATGCGGCACACACAGTTGATTCTGTTGATGTTGGCGGATATACCTTCACTTACGATGGTTCACAAGCCGTTGCTACATCATCATCGATCGGTGGTGGAGATAGAGTTCTCTCTCGTCGAAATGTTGTGTTTAATGTTTTAAATCCATATGTTGAGTCAATCATTCCCAACAACACCTCGTTAGATGTTTCTGCCAAGTTTACTGAAGGCAAGAATATTTCTAGCACAAGGATCAATGCTGCTGGGCGGTGGTCTCAAGACGATGAGTACTCGCGCATCACACTTAAACAGAATGTCGATTTTCAGACTCCGAAGGGGATCTACAATTACTCTGCTCAAGAAACAAATCTTGGTGCTGGGGTTGCTTCGACATATGTCAAAGTAGATATGAAGACAGCAAACGACTATGTATCACCAGTCATTGATCTTCAGAGATCGTCGCTTGTTCTTGTAGGATACTGTCAAGACAACCCAGATGTGACACCTCACATTAACGCGGTTGACGAAACACAACCTACAGGCGGCACAACTGGATCTAAGCACATCACTTCTCCAGTGATCTTAGAATTAGATGCGGTAGGTATTGAAACGAAAGCATTGGTAAATATCCCTGATGGGGCAGATGTTGTGATGTATTATCGCACAGCGACCACAGACGAAAATATTTACGATAAACACTGGATACAACAACCTACTGTGAATACGATCCCATCTGACAATAGTAATTCGTTTAGAGATGTTACATGGCTTCCGGGTGATCAAGGTGGAACTCTGAACCCTTTCAATCAAGTACAAACGAAGTTTGTTCTGAAAGGTACTGATCTGCCAGCAACAATTCGAAATCTGAGATTTAGATACTTGGCAGTATAATGAGCAAGTATGTACCAGTGAAAGGCTACTCTGGCTTAGTTCGTGACACGCAGTCCAACGCTTTAATTAATGTTGATACTGCGGAGATCGAGCAAGCCAGACAACGCAAAAGATTACGGATTGAGAAACGAAAAGAAGAGTCTGACCTAAAGACTAGAGTTGAAAATGTAGAAAATACTTTAACCGAAATAAAAACTCTGTTGAGAACTCTGCTTGACAATTCTTATAAATAAGATATAATTGTATTCGCATTGTCGAGATTTTAATGTCATTACGACCCATCAAATTTACAAATGAAGGCGCTTTTAGGGAGTTACTAACTTCTGAAGAAGACTACCTAGCCTATAAGGCGGGTCTTCATTTAAGCAAGATGGATATCAATGATCTGTCGGCGATATCAACAAATACGCAAGCAGAACTTGTAGGATCTTTTGAAAACACCTTCTATACATCTGGTGTTGGATCCGTTGCTGGCGAAACAATATCCCGAACTTATAATGTAACACACACTTCGGATCCGAGTGGTTCAACACACACCACAACCTTCGGTTCAATAACTAATCTACCTTCTGTTGTTTATGTTGGCGATACTATTCAGATTACGATTTCTGGTACTGCGACAAGCACTGGTACAGGATTCGCGGAGATTGAATATCAGTTAGGCGTTTTAGGTGATGAGGTTGGTTCTGTTTCGGTCACTGCTACACCAACAGCAACCAACATCACTGGTCTTCAAACAACTTGGGAAGACTTTGGCACTCAAGCATTATCCGGTTCATATTCGACAACGTTTTCGTTTACAGTAACGACCGTTGGCATTCTTAACATTACTCTTAATGCCACTTCAACGGATCCAAATAATTCAATAGCAGGTTCGTTTGATGATGAAGACTTGCCATCTATTCAAATTCAGGCACAGACAAGGCCAAACACTTCTAGTGTAGTTTATCAACTCTATCAGAACAACGCTGATGTATCCGCAATTGATGAACAGCATCCATCGATCATAAATCCTGTCTATTGGGATCGTACCGCATCACCTGCGGGTCTTAAAGAGATGAACGATACCGAACTTGACACGGTCATTGAAAATCTGTTACGTAAAATATTCTCTAGTGACTTGCCAGGGCAGTATCGACTTGCGGCTGAGGCACCGAGTGAACATTGGTCAGAATTTATTGCTGATGTTTTCTTTGACACACGAGGTGATAACTCACAGATAAACTATTCTATCTGGGTCAAGTCGTCAAGTGTAGTACCAACCCCTGTTAAAATAGTCGCTCCTGTTCGTATCCCTTTAACCAACCAGTTCGGAGGATTTAGAGAACTTAGTGGTCCTCAGTTAGAGTACACTTTTGGCGAAAAGATGAAGCGAACAATCCAGACTACTGGGATTGGTAAGTATCAACTTCGATCTTCTGAACAGGGTGCTCCGACTGATGCTGGTGTGTGGGAAGCACGTGGCAATGCGGTCGATACAAACTTGACATATCAAGAAACAACGGCTTACCTTGACATCCAGCGTTACGGTAATGACTATGTCAGTAGTTATGATGGCATCTTTACGACAGATTATCTTGAGAGTTATAATACGCAAGTAAATCCTTCTGCGGGATACGAAGAAGATTATACTAGCGTATCTGAAGAAAGATATACAGGCAACTATACTTTGGGGTATACTCAGAACTTCACCCTCGAAGCAATTGAAATTTATTCCGGCGCCGAGAACTATGATAACGAGTATGAAAATAGTTTTACTGGTGAATTTGAAGGTAATTTTCATGATGATTATGTAAATGTTCGTTTAGTGCCATATGCGACAGATTTCCTCAGGGATTATGCTGATCTCGTTGACCCTGAAGAGTATGATCAGATTTACGAAAACACTTATCTAATTGATTATCTAATTGATTACGAGACAAACTACATTCAAGATGATTATGCTGGCGATTATGCTAAAGAGTATGCTGGCGTGGTTATTGAGGTTTACGCAAATCTGTATGAATATGATTACAATATAGACTATACAAAGTCTGTTCCCGTTGATTATTCTGGTGATTATACAATAGATTACGACGGTGGTGGCCCAGTTAATTACGAAAAGGACTATGAGATAGGTTCATATGACGCTTATACTCAAGACCTTTCAAACTATACAAACGAATATGAACTTACCCGTGAAGTACCGTATGAAGGAGGTTATACTGAAGATGTTCCCGAAGGATTCGTAGATTATACAGATGTGCCGTATGAAGAAGAACAGTATACTGCATTTTATACTTCGAATTTATATGATGGGTCGGTTGTAAACAATTACTCTGTGTACCAAGATTATCACGCTGGTGATTTTCAGGGAGTATATGACAGTTCTTATACGGGAACCTTTGCGGGTGAGTATGAAGAAGAGTATCAAAGATTGCTCGGGTATGAAACATCATATGAACGAGGTGTCCGCGAGGTCCTTTCACCGGAATCTGGTCTTGCCTACACGGGCGTGGGCGTGGGCGGGGTTACCACAAATCAATATAGTGGTG